TAATTTTTTATAAGTTCTTTAAAAATAATAAAAATAATAAAGATTGAGGAGGTGGAGTGATGAGAAAGTTCCTTGAATTTTTTGATGATGAAATTTATGCAGTTGAAAAACTCAATGAATATATAGGAAAAGCTAAAATTGCAACGGACGGCAAAGCGAAAATAAACGTTATAGGTTATCAAGTTGCACGTTATGAACAGATGAACAAAGAAAGAACCTATATTCTTGTAGAGGAGGTTATAGAATGAAACGCTTCATAGCAATCTGGATTGTCTTGTCAGCTACTTTGAATATCTGGCAATGTGTCCACATTAAAAATCTTGAAAAAAAGCGCCCTATGGTAATCTACAAAGCAGATAATCAAGGCGCAGAAATCAAAGGTAAAGTCGTCCATAAGGAGAAGATTGGCGACCTGTACACGATCACAATACAAAATTACGGCACATTCGTGGTGTCACAAGATAACTACGAATTTTTGAAAATTGGAGACGAGGTGAGGCTATGAAACAAAAATTTAGAGCGTGGCATAAAACATGGGAAGAAATGGGAAAAGTTAAACGGATACGATTTGATGATGAAGGAAATGTCACAACTGTATTATTTGAGGGTAAGATTTTAGGAGTTAATACACATGCCGACGAAATCGAACTCATGAAATCAACAGACCTTTTTGACAGAAATGGTCAAGAAATATTTGAGGGGGATATATTAAAGAACAGTAAATACATAACTAGCGTATTTTATGAAAGAGGCGCTTATTGTGTGAAGTTCCGTCAAACTCCAAATACTACGGTAACTATGAATGTGATAAGTTTTATCGAAAAGTATAAAACTAAAGTCATTGGAAACATCTACGAAAACAAGGGGATTTTGGAGGAAGAAGAATGAAACCAGAACAAATTGACAATGTAAACAAACCGAATCACTATCAAGGTAGGTTTGGAATGGAGTCAATCGATGCTTTAAGGAATTTCATGACAGATGAACAAATGAAAGGCTTTTACCTTGGGAATGCCTTAAAGTATTTACTACGTCATCAGAAGAAAAACGGTCTTGAAGACCTGAAGAAAGCACGCAAGAACCTTGATTGGTTGATCGAGGAAATGGAGAACAAGAATGAGGCCTAAAAAATATCCATATTCAGGAAAAAAGCAAGAAACCCCGTCGCAATTATTTCCTGCACGACCAATTTTTAACGTGGCTCCAATTGTGGAGGAGGTCAAAGTTGAGCTCGGAGTTGAAGCTAATGTTGGACGTTCATATCCAGAAATGATACTACATCTAGATATTTCTGGATACGGAAGTGAAGTGCATTCTACGTATATCTTTCCTGGTATCTTCCTGACTGTCGGTGAGTCAATTCAACTAAAGATGCTTTTCTATAAAAGGCTTAGAGAATTTACTACAGATCGTTTCTTGACCTTTAGGGAATCTGAATGGAAGTACTTTATCCGTGACCTGGTCAGCGAATTTGTGAATTAAAAAAGCCAAGGCACTCTCTGCCTCGACAACGTTTTCAATAATATTATTATATCATAAAGGAGATAGAGAGTGAAGGCAAAAGAGCTTTTGAGCGAGTTGCAAAACCTCGACATGGATATCCAGAGCAGAATAGACGAAATCAACGAACTTGAAGCTGGTCTGCTCTCAAGTCCTAAATGGTCCGAGGTTAAAGTTAAAAGGGGACAACCTAGGAAGATTGATGACGTCTATGCTCAACTCATAACCATGAAGGGTGAAATCGAGAAAGACACGAATGTCATAATCAACCGGAAGATAGAACTCGGTCGTATGATCAATAAATTGGCCAATCCTAAACATCGGACAATCTTGAGAATGACTTACATCAATAAGATGTATGTGGATGACATCTGCGACAGCCTTGGTGGCATCAGTTCACCTACTTACTACAGGCTCAAGAAACAAGCAATAAAAGAGCTTGATGGCATTCTTAGTGAATTGATAGTAAATGATAGTAACTGTACAGGCATGAAGTTTTAAAACTGATAAAATGGTAGTATCAAATGCTGCGGCAGATGATACTCCTTTATGAAAATTGAGGCTACGGCCTCTCTAGACGACGAGAAGGGTTCTGACACTCTCTTCTATTTGTTGCTCCCTTTGAGAAGTGTCCTTGGTTCAATTCCAGGCGTCGTCATAAAGGCTACAAAAAAATAAATAAGAAAAGGTAAGAATATAATATCGATTCTAATCGAGGTCAGTAGTCGCCTCGCAGTTGGAACGTAGCTCAAGTGGTAGAGCGGTAGACTTTTAATCTATCGGTTGCAGGTTCGAGCCCTGTCGTTCTAATTGTATCTCTGTGAGTAGCTATCACAATAGGGGTACAGGGCGGTAATTAGATTTAGGCTAATTAACCTGTAGGACAGAGATAAAGTAGCGCTATATAATGCTCTGGTGGGGGAGGCACCCACTTACCGCATACAGTCACTCATTGGGTGGCTTTTTGATTTTTCAAAACAAATAAATAACAGGAGGTTTAGGCTTGGGTAGAGCAAGAGACCCCAACCGAGACAAAGCATTTGAAATCTATTCAGAGAACAGTGGGAATGTTGAACTGATTGAGATCGCTGAGCGTTTGGGTGTTTCAGCTGGCACTGTCCGAGGTTGGAAAAGTAAAGACAAATGGGAACCTAAAATAAAAGGAACGTTCCAAAAGAAAAATACGGAACGCTCCAAAAAGCCGAGGGGCGCTCCTAAGGGCAGTAAAAACGCTCTGGGGCATGGAGCACCTAAGGGAAACACTAATGCCGTGAAACATGGGCTATTTGCTAAGTATCTCCCTCAAGAGGTATATGAGATAGCGCAAGAGCTTTCAGAAAAACAGCCTATTGACATTCTTTGGGAGAATATCACGCTGACCTATGCTAATTTACTACATGCTCAGCGTATTCTTTACGTTCAGGATGTTGATGATACTACAAGCGTAATTATAGCCACCACGGCAAAAGGTGGAGCAAGCTATGAAATTCATACATCATGGGATAAGCAAGGCAAGGCCTTAGCTGCAATAGCAAGAGCTCAGACTGAGCTTAGAGGCATGATTAAGACTTATGACGAGCTTATACGCTCCCCTCTTGTTACTGAGGAACAAAAACTACGAATCGAAAAACTAAAATCGCAAATCAGCATGGATGATGAGCATGACGATAAGCTTGTTGAGTTCGCTAAGGCTTTGAGAGGTGCTTTTAATGACAAGTAAATTCACCCCTAAACAAGAGCAAGTCCTTAAGCGGGTTTTAAATGATGATTTTTTTATTTGTGGTCTGCATGGTGCAAAGCGTTCAGGTAAAACCGTTCTAAACAATATGGTTTTCATAAATGAGATTGCACGAGTGAGAGAGACGGCTGATAGATTAAACATTGATGAGCCAATGTATATTTTAGCCGGAACCTCTTCAACGTCGATACAAAACAATATCATCCAGGAATTATATAACATGTTCGGTATTGAACCAAAATATGATAAACATGGTGCGTTTACTCTTTGTGGAGTCAAAATTATCCAAGTATATACCGGTTCGATTTCAGGGCTAAAACGTGCCCGTGGTTTTACTGCTTTTGGAGCCTACATAAACGAGGCATCATTAGCCAACGAACAAGTGTTTAAAGAAATTATCTCACGTTGTTCTGGAGAGGGAGCACGGATTGTTTGGGACAGTAACCCGGATATCCCGACTCACTGGCTCAGACGAGATTATATCAACTCTGGGGATGATATGATTATAGACTTTCATTTCAAGCTAGATGATAATACATTCATGTCTGATAGATACCGCGAGAATATCAAAAGCGCTACACCAGTTGGTGTATTTTACGACAGAGACATCCTCGGACTGTGGGTAACTGGTGAAGGAGTAGTCTATCGTGATTTTAGCGAGAGTATGTTTGTGGGTAATGCGCCGGAAGACATCGCAAAAGTATACGCTGGTGTCGACTGGGGATATGAACACTTTGGCTCAATCGTTGTTATCGGAGAAACGTCTGACGGTTCGGCTTATCTGTTAGAGGAACACGCTCATCAATACAAAGAGATAGATTTTTGGGTAGACCTTGCTAAGAATATCAAGGAACGATATGGGAATATTACTTTTTGGGCAGATAGCGCACGACCTGAACACATTGCTAGATTTCAAAGAGAACAACTAAAAACATTCAACGCTAATAAAGCAGTGTTGTCTGGTATTGAAGAAGTCGCTAAGCTTATGAAAGCAGGGCGCTTTTTTGTTGTATCAAACAATGTTAGCAAGTTCAAGGATGAAGTCTATCAATACATCTGGAACGAAAAGACAGGCGAGCCAGTGAAAGAGAATGATGACGTGCTGGATGCGGTGCGTTATGCGATTTACTCGCAACATGCACAACCAAGAGCAACCGTTAAGAGAAAATCTTTTTATGGCTTATAGAAAGGAATTAAA